GGAAATTAATTCTTTAGGGGCTTTTACGAACTTTAATGTAATACTTTCAATTCCTTGCATAGCGTTTATTACGTTTATTTTAAATACAATAAGAGCGAGTAGGCAAGGCTCGTTTATTTACGCCAAACTTAGACTTTACTCAATTTTTGCGGCTTCGTCAATAAATCTTCCTTTATAAGCATAGTCTCCATGATGGGTAATATAGGCATCAGTATTAGCATATATCTTACCACCAATATCTCTCCATCGCTTACAGAAGGCAAAATCTTCACCCATAAAGCTTTTATCTTCAGGGTTATAATATGTATCAAAAAAGTTATACATATTAGTGTAATCCATTGGCTTAGAATTTAACATTGTTTTTTGTTCAATTTTAAGGTGTGGATATTCTTTAATCATTTTATCAAATACCTGTCTTTTAATCAACATAAAACCTGTTGGCCCAGCTTTAATTTCACATAAACCATTTTCAACAACTATGTTTTCAGGATCAATCATTTTAATTGGAAAGTAATAACCAGAATCTTTTAAAGGTCTTTTAGATTGTTCTCTTAATTGTTCTGCTTTATCCCAGTCTATAAACTTCATTGGATAAGGAGTTAGAACAATATCTTTATCTGCCTTTATCATAGTAATAACAGATTTTTCATCAAACTCTATATCAGCATCTATAAACAACATATGAGTGCATGGGCTATCTAAGAAAGAAGATACACATTGATTTCTTCCTTGAGTGACTAAAGAAGATTGTAAAATATGAAACATAATAGGAAGTTTTAATTTATTACAATAAGATTGTAATTCTAATAAGGCTCTTAGATAATACATACTTACATGTCCATAAGTTGGAGAGCTTACAAATAATTTAACCCCTTCTAAACTTTTATCTTTTTCTGGTTTAGAAAAATCTATTACTGTTTCGTTATTCATTTCATTTTAATGGCTTGGTCAAGTAGACTAATCCATTCTCCTACACGAAGATCCCAGTTATAATATTCTCTATAAAAATTCATTTGTGCTTGTAAACGTTCTTGCATTTTATTTTCATGTAAATTGTCTGCTATAAAATCTAAAGCAACAGCAAACTTTCTAGCAAGAGATCTATAATTTTTGTCATAATTTACATAATGAGCAAATTCTGCACAAGTTTCAAATAGCGCTCCAAAATTTGTAACAACTGCCATGTTACCAGCAGCCATTGATTCTATTGCAGATATACAAAAAGTTTCTTCCCAAATACTAGGATAAGCAAATATATGTGTATACTGCATTGCATCTATAACTTCATGATTTGGTTTATAACCAATATAATTTACATTCGGTAATCTTTTAGCTTGTTCGTATAAAGGTTTATAACGATTATCATTTTGCTCCATGAAGCTTGTTCCATAAACCTGTGTGGAACTATATATGTCCAAAGTAATTAAAGGATTTTTAACAAGCTGCATGGCACCTAATAAAACATTTAATCCTCTCCAAGGAGTGGATACATGAATTAATTTTATAGGATCGCCTTTTTTATAAGGATTTCTTTTTACCCATTTTGTTGTAGGAATTGCATTTTTAATAACAACAGAACGATCTGTTGGTATATCAAAATATATTCTAAACTTCTCATAGTTCCAGTGAGAATTAAAAACATACCAATCATATTTTTTATGGTTGTCTTTGTTCTTGAACCAAGGAGCTAAATTACCTTGATCATAAGAATTCTTTTGCCAAAGTATATTTATTTTATCTTTTGCTAAAGGTTCTTTTTCAGGTACCGAAGTTGTAATTTGTACTTTATCCCAATAATGTTTTGGTAATCTTTTTACCAATTCGTTCATTTGTAATTCTGTTCCACCTAATGGATTCATGCGTGTATATTCACCTCATCTAATAGTCTTCCGGTAAAACCATAATCTCCATAATGAGATATATAATCTGTTATTAAAGCATGGATTTTACCACCCATATTTCTCCATAATTCACAGAAATAAAAGTCTTCTCCTAAATAAATTCCTTTTTCAGAATCAAAATAAGTATCAAAAAAATTATAATAATTATTATGTTTTTTCATTTCTCCATTAAATAAGCTTTCCTGATTTATTTTTAACTGAGGATATTCTTTGATCATCTTTTCAAATACTTTTCGTTTAATCATCATACATCCTGTGGTTCCTCTTTCAATTTCTATAAATCCTTTAGTACAAGTTATATCTTGCATTTTTTCTAAATGAATAGGATACCCCATTCCTAATACAGACAAAGGTAGATTTGGTTTTATAGACATTTGTTTTTTTAATTTTTCCCAGTCAATATTTTTTAAAGTATATGGGATGATAGATACATCATGCTCACAATCTAATAATTTTTTAATAGATTCTGGGCTAACTTCTATATCAGCATCAATAAAAAGAAAATTTTCAGCTTTGGTATCTAAAAAAGCATTTACACAAAGATTTCTTCCTTGCGTTACTAAAGAAGACTTAAGCACATAAAAAGAACTGTCTATATTGTTTTGCATATTAAATTTACATAACTCAAGCATGGACTTGTGATAATGTATTGTTACTGATGAATGGCATGGGGTTGCCACAAACAGCGATTTTTTTTCATTCATAAATTCTATTGTGTGCTTCCAAATATATCTAATCTAGCTACAGTTATTTTTACATCTCGTTGTATATGTTCTTCTTTTGTTGGTGTATTAGGATTTTCAATATCAGCTTTTGCTGCTTCTTCTGATTCATAAATAGTCCCAGTTACTTTATTTTTAATAGTAATTTCTGTAGGACAATTAATAACAGGAACTTCTTTACCATCTATAATTTGATAACCAATAATTTTTTGTTCTTCTAATTTCATAATTTAATTATATATTTTAAATTCTTCCCTGTCCAACATATTCTTTTTTATGCGGTTTTTTAGAATTTCTTTTTTTACTATGTCTTCCAGGTCTTTTTTTATTAGTCTGTTTTATAAACTGACCATTTCCTATACTTATTTTTCTAGCCATTTTCTTGTGATCTATTTATCAAAGCGTATGAAATTTGTCCAGAAATTTTATCTGCAGCTTCCGCTTGAACCAACAAATAATCTCCTTCTTCTAATACAAGAACATTATGAACAGCGTTATCATGAGAATTCGCAAGAACATTTGTATGATAGAATTTATAAGTTGTTGATGCAGAAGAATCGTGAAAATAAAAGTCTACTATCTTTGCACTATTATCATCATTTGCTACAGAAATTTCTTTTATAATTGCTCTAGATTGATTATCTATAACTAAAACTGTTGTTAAGTTACTTGTAGTTAAATCATATCCTTGATTTTTATATTGTATTGTCATTTTTATTCTGTAGGTCCACTAAATATAAACCAACTAAAAGTTTCTAAATCATCTTTTAAATCTTTTTGAAAAGAAGTATTTAGTTGAGTTTTAATAGTTTCTAATGCTTGTAAAACTTGCCTTTGATTCTCCGGAGAATATACGTCTGTTGGTTCTGGTATTGAAGCTGTTATTCTAGCCATTATCTTCTTCCATCTGGATATACATCTACTCTAAATAAACCGTAGCGCCAAGTTTCATTTACAGCATCATTTTCTATTTTAATACTCATTAACCTATTTCGTGCTCTTGTGTCAATCTTTTCTGTGCTTGAGTTAATTATATAAGGTCCTAATTGAGAACTAACTGCAGTATCTGCTGGATAATCTCTTAAAAATAAAGTAACTTTTGCATTACCCTCAAGTACTTTAAAATCAGGAACAAATCTTTTTACTCTCATAATATATTCACCATCTCCATCTACGTCTAAATCAAAATCACCAGATCTTATATATGCTGGAATAGCTGTTTCATTTCCATAATAATCACTTTGATTAGTTCCAACTTCATGCTCATAATAATCCGTTCCTCCAAAAGTGTTGGTCACACCATTAATTGTTGGAAATGTGGGTGTTGCTGTTGTTGAATATTGTGTAGCATATGGGACATCATAAACAATTGCGTCTTCATAAGTTGTTCTTGCAAGAGACATTGTCGTCCAAACTTGTTCATTATAATTATAAACAACGGATCTATTTATTTGTGCAGAATTGTTTGTAGGATAAAACCAAATTACTTCATTGAATAAACTATTATGAGAAGCATATACTAATCCTCCAGCAGCATAGTTAATTCCAGGATTTCCTCCTTTGGTTGTAAATACAAAGTCTTCTACTAAAGAAGGTAATTGTTTAACTGTTCCATCATAAACAAAAAATCCTCCACCATAACCCATCCAAAACACTGCTCCTTGTATATAAACAATAGCATGCTGACCAATGCAACCGCAGTTTGTACCTACTTGTTGTAAGCTGAATGTAAAAGGAGAACCAACAAATTTAATAACGTATGCTGCAGCATCTGTTAAAACAAGAATATAATCCTTTCCTTGTATAGCTCCTATGATTGTATTTCCTGTATCTAATCTAAAAGATCCTGCTGTATTAGTTGAGGTTGGCGCATAAGTATTAAAATCTTCTTGATTAGAAAATCTTATTAACATTGGGTCTTGTGTTGTTGGACTTCCTATGGTTTCTTCGGTTCCTAAATGAAACACGTGTCTATCCCTATCTGAAACTATTGTCATAATAGAAGCTGTAGGTGCTCCTGACATAACAGCTGCTCTAGTTTCAAAAGGAGTTGCAGCAGATGGATCCCAAGTATATGTTTTACCATTACCAATAGTTGCTATTAATATTTGACCGTAATTATCTAAAGACCAAGTTCCGGCTGCTAATTTTAATGTTGTTGCAGAACTAGCTTCTCCCCATCCTATAAATGAAGTGGCATCATAAACAGTTGCACCATTAGAATGTGAGGCAGCCGTTGTTCCTTCAGCACCTCTTGTACAACCTGTTAAATCATTGCCTACAATTGAAGTATAAGAAATTAATTCATTATCTATTTTTACTGTCCCAGATGCTGGAAAACCACTTACTGAAGTTAAAGTAACATCTGTTTCAGAAGAATCTAATGTTTCATTTAAAGTAGTAAAAACATCATTAACTGTTCCACCATAAGTTCCTGTTCCCCAACCAAACCCATATGTTTGAAAAGGATTACCTATATTAACGTAAGGACTAACGGTCATTGTTCCTTGAGCCGTCATCCCTGTTCCTGCCTCTTGTACAGGCATTGTTATTGTAAATGTATCAGCAGTAGGTACAGTAATTATTTCAAAAACATTTGTTGTAAAATTAGCATTTGTAAAAGTCGTAACTCCACCACCAGGCAAAGATACAGAAGTAAATTTAAAATAATCTCCAACTTCTAGATCATGTAAAGTTTTATTTACGGTAACTGTTGCAGATCCAGTTGTTGAGGTAAGAGTACAAGATGTCAGAGCTGTATCAAATGGAGTAATATCGTAAAAAGCTCCTTCATAATAAACAACTAATAATTTACTAGTTCCAATAGCTGCATATTTTCTACCTTCTAAATCTGTCCAGGTTAATTGATCTCTAGCAGGTCCAGCTAAAGTATTGTCTACAAGTTCTTGCCAACCACCTATTTTTTCAGGGTTACCATAACGAAAGCGTACGAAATCTCCGTCGATCCATTGACTTTCAGCAGCTGTTGCTGTGTCTTGTTTATTGAATCCAGCTTTAATTGGTATTTTCTTTAATGGCATAAGCTCTAATTATACCACCAAATATGTTGATTTACACTACTTTAGTGAATGGTGGTAATCCTAATAGAGGTCTTTTATCATATAAATTAGATTGTGCAAACTGTCCATTTACATGGTTATAATGCAAGAAAACTTGAGCACAAATATTACCAGTAAATTCTTCTCTCCAATGCTCTAATTCACAACCAGAATAAACTAACATATCTCCTGGTTCTAAATCTACTTTAATGCCTTTTGGAGCATTTGGTTTCATTATATTCTTATATTCATCTATTACGTTATTACTTCCTGTTGGATCAATAAATATGGGCCAAGCATCTCCACCAAGGTTTAATGTTGTAGATATTTCACATGAAGGTCTATCTTTATGTCTCTTTAAGATAGATCCCTTTTCATAAATTCTTGCATAAGAATAGGTAGGTATTAAATTTAAATTAGTTTGTTGTTTCAT